TGCACCATTGCGTATTTGCCAATGGCTATTGGAAACGTTCTGACTGTCTTATTCTATCTGCCCGTATCGGAGACAAGCGTATAGAGACCATTGAAGTGAATCTTGAGACGCTCGATGTAGTTCAATCTCGCGGTGTCTGCAACAATAACACAGAGTATCATGAACGTATTATACAGCTTGTGAAGAAGAATATAAATCTAATACGCCAGAAATTAACGGCGTAAAACTAAATAAATTTGAATTATGAGTAAAGTAAATTTCAAAATAGAAAAAGCTATAAACGGTCACATACTGAGAAGCGATATTTGTGGAGTTCGTGTTTACGAAAAGAAAGAGGATTTGTGTGCATTTATCGCAAGTAGCCTCGTTAATGGGATTAAGTTTAAAGATGATATTGCAAACATATCTATCGAAATAAATGAAAAAACGAATAAACGATAACCCTCAAAATTGAATAAAAGGAAATATTATGAGAACAATTAAATTTAGAGGTAAGCGAACTGATACTGGAGAATGGGCTTACGGATCACTAATAAAACTTGATATAGGATATGTTATTACGATAAATGAGACGACAGAATCAGATGATTCGTTAGACGAAAATAATAGTATTGTTTTCTCTGCCGATGAAATCGCTGGTGTTAATCCTAATAGCGTCGGTCAGTTCACAGGGCTGCTCGATAGGAACGGCAAGGAGATTTATGAAGGTGACATTCTGCAACTTGACTATATTACAACGATTGGAAAACATCGCATAGGACTTTCATTTGAGGTTAAATGGTGTACCCAAGAAGGATGCTGGGTTGGATGGGATGGCTTTGTAGAAAAGACTCTTCAACAGACACGCAAAATGTTTGTAGTTAAAGGTAATATCTATGACAACCCCGAATTAATTAACGAATAACTAAAAAGAAAGGAGCTAAATGAATCCATTAATAGAAAAAGAAAAAAGCGCTATAAAGTTTATTAGAAACTCTTATTCATTGGCATGTGATATGAGTGATAATGGCTTTTATGTAGCGTTTTCCGGTGGTAAAGATAGTCAGACACTCCTTGCATTAATGGAAGAATCTGGCTGTAAATACGAAGCGCACATGCAGATAACATCTGTTGACCCTCCACAGTTAATGAAGTTCATTCGGCATAATTATCCGAATGTGGTTCTTCATCGTCCAATAACTAACATGAAGAATCTTATTATTAAACATGGTATGTTACCAATGAGACAGGCTCGTTTTTGTTGTGCAAAGCTAAAAGAACAAGCTGGTTCCGGTACTTGTACTTGCGTAGGTGTTCGTGCGGCGGAAAGTCCACGAAGGAAGAAACGTTCCGATGTTGAAGTTAGTGGCATGAAAGGTATTGGCTTTGATATTCAAGGATGTGAACTTCACCAACAGAACAATACATTTGATTTGTTTGAAGTGAAAACGGATACGATTGTAACCTGTGTTAGTGGCAATGATAAAATTATTATTTCTCCAATATTCAAATGGAGAGATGGCGATGTATGGAACTACATAAGAGGCAATAATATTGATTTCTGTGAACTGTACAATATGGGGTTTCACCGCATTGGTTGTTTATTTTGCCCTATGGCATCAGCTAAAGAGAAAGCAAGGGAATACAGGCTATTCCCACGATTTGCCGAGAAAGTATATATAGATGCTATTCGTGAACTAATGGAAACGCGAGGTAGATATTCCGAGTTTGATTCAGCGGAAGATGTATTCTTTTGGTGGATTAGTAACAAGAATAGGGACGAATGGCTGTCAAATAATAGAATGAAGAAATTATTTTAATATTCATAACAAGAATATACATGAGTGAAATAAAGTTTAGATGTAAATTTAATTCAACCGCATATGTTGTGGATGAAGTCTATTTTCTTAAGATAGAGAAAATGGCAAAGATGAATGCCGAGAAAATAGAGAAGATTGCAGAGAAGAAATTTCGTAACTATCTTAATGACGGTATGAACCCCATTAAATTGGAATTTAGAATAAGAGGCGTTAATGAACTTGTAGGTCATAACGTCATAACTGAATTGAATTATAGCGAAAGAGGTTATCCGATGTCTGTTCCAGAAAATATAAAGTATGCAATTGTTGACGATATTACAGGCTATGTAGAAGATAGATTTAAGCATTACAAAGATGATTGCCAAATACTTTTTGACAAGATGCATAGAAAGCATGAAGAACGAAATAAAAAGAAGATAAAGTTTTGGAAATATCTTTTTACTGTTACTTTTTTCATACTACTAATCGAATGTGTTTGTAGAATAATTCAATAAAAAAAACGATATGAATAAGATTAAAACATACGTGATAACGCTTTCTATGACTTTTCCGAGAAGTCATTCTAAATCCAGAAGGAAAACATTCTTTAAAGAAGCCATTACTAACGGAATTGATGGCAATCACGAAAAGTATGAGTATCAGCACTTCAAGATACACACAATTAGGCATAATTATGAATTATGGAAGAAACGGATAGATGAAATAAATGCCGGAAAAGCAATTCTTTCTATTCGTCAGTGGACTGGAAAGCCTTATTGTAGCAAGCAAGTTGAAATAAGACAACTAAATAAAGTTGGAATACAAAAAATCAGAAATATGGATGGTAATTATGCCTATGGTGTTAGTGAAAAAGGGAATGTGCTACCTATTCCATTAATTTTTTTATCTATCAATGACGGTTTGGAATTACCCGATTTTAAAGAATGGTTCAAAGGCTCTAAGCCAACTCCTGATAATCCAATGGCGATTATCCACTTTACCGATTTTAAATATTTTGAATAACCTTCAAAACAATTTATTATTGATGCTTTGGGAGTTTATTGTTTAATATATTTTAGTGCTTCAGTAAGTCCATTATTAATTACTTTGTTTAAATTTGTTGTACAATATGAATTTCGACTATTTGTTTGAACAAACTCTGTTTTAATGATTGTAGAATAATCATCCTTTTGTATATTGATTTTGAAATTTAAGTTTGATCCAAAACTTACTGTTGTTAAATCTGGCGTATCTATATGGAGCAAAATAAAAGAATTTATAAAGTTTAATAGTACTGGATGATCTTTAAAAAGCTCACTTATATTATTGGGGTTACAGTGTATGTTTAATCTTTTTAATATAGCAAGAAATTTAGTTGCGGAATTTAGTGTGTGAAATTTCATGTTATGATTTATGTTCACAACTTCGGTAATTATTTGGTTTTCTATATTATCTAAAAGTTGTTTTATGTCACGAACTGATAATTTATTTATTCTCTTTTCCAAGCTTTCGCCTTTTATATATGGTATCTGGAATTTATTTATCATAGCTTTAGATATATAGCATTCATTCTCTATATATTTGTATAAATAATCTATAGCTATTTGGTTTATTGAATACCTGAATGGATAATGATCAATAAATTTGTTAATATAACCACTGTAATTGGCTTCTTTCCCGTAAAAGTGGTGAAATAAGTGTTCTGTGGTCTCATAATCAAATACAGTAACTATATTATTAAATCCAAATTTGTTTGGCTTTATTGTTGCATTACAGCAGTCTATATGTGCTCCTAACACATTTAATATTCTAAATAAATGTGCTGGGTCTATTCTGTCTAAGTCTTCGATAATTAATATTGTTTTTTTTTCTTTACTTTTGTTGATATACTGTAGGGCTTGTTCTATCATTTGAGTATATGCGTCACATTCATATAGTCCACCTTTTTGATGAGTAAAAGAATCAAGAAAATCTTTATATGTTTCTTTCTTTTCTTGGTATTTTTTGAAGAGACCTTTTGTTTTATTTATAATTTTTTGAAGAGAATCATTATAGGGTAAAAAAGAAACGAGGAATGATACTACTTCCATGAGATTTTCCATATTAAAAATAGAAACTGCTAATGCTTCAAAATCAATATTGCATAAGATATTATCATCATTTTCTACGAGACGAATAATTATATCTCGTTTAATATATTCAAAAATATCGGCGTTTTCTGCAATAGAATAATTTACAGGATATAATGTAATGAAATAATAGTCCTGTTCATACTGTTTTTTGAACTCATTCAGAAAAAAACTTTTTCCATCTCCAAACTTTGCGGAGAAAACAGTCCTACTATTAGATTCTAAGTGTTGATTGAATGATTCTAAGTGTTGTGTTATTGGTATTTCAAAGCTCATAATATCTCTTTTTTTGTTTTATGATACAAACTTAATCATAAATTATAATATATAAAAGTGATTTAATTTGACTTTTCTAAATAAAATCTTATGTTGAACTTGGGTACATCTTTTAGGATGTACCCTTATTTTTTGCAATAATGAGGAAAGTTATTGTAATCAGCAGTACAGATTAGCGTGTTAAATGAGAATCTGGTATATATCACTGTTCACCAATAAATGCTACAATTGTTTCATCTTGTTCCGGTATCAACTTGAACCATCATTTGACTGACATAGAATGTCAGTGCTTTTATAATTATCGAGTAGTCCATTCGTGGATTATTCGGTATCTTTATTTCTATAACGCAAAATATTTGATTATGGAATTGATTTACAGGAAAATAGAAGATTTAAAGAAGCTTGATAATAATCCCCGTTATATAACAGATGATCAGTTGCAAAAACTAAAAGAATCCATAGAATGGAATCCGGACTATTTTGAAGCAAGACCTATCATCTTGTCAGATAGGACAGATGATCTTGTTATCATAGCTGGAAACCAAAGATATGAAGCTTGTGTCCAATTGGGACTTACTGAGGTTCCTACATTTTTGATATCAAACTTAACAGAAGAACGTGAGAAGGAAATAACTATTCGTGACAATGTTAACAACGGACAATGGGATGAAGAGCTTTTAAAAGTATGGGATATAGATAGTTTGCTAAATTGGGGGGTAAATCTTGATTTTAACTTCAATCCTTTTATTGATACTGAAGAATCGAAATATACAAAAAAAATAGAAGCCCCAGTATATGAACCTAAATGTGATATTTGCCCTTCTGTAGATTCGCTCTATGATGTTCAAAAATACAATGAACTAATTGATAGAATAAAAAAATCAAATATCCCTATTGAAATAAGTTCATTTCTTAAAATAGCTGCATCAAGACATATTGTATTTGATTACGGAAAGATTGCAGAATATTATACACATACTACTAAGGAAGTACAAGAACTAATGGAATCTTCTGCATTGGTAATCATTGATTTTAATAAAGCGATAGAGAATGGATTTACTCGATTTAAGAATGATATCTGTGAAATAATGTTGGAGGATACAGATGATGAGGGGTGATTTTGTTGCATTCATATTGACACACGGACGTGCAGGTTCGGTTATAACCGATAAAACACTTCGTAAATGTGGATATACTGGTCCTATTGTTTATGTGATTGATAACGAAGATAGGCAAGTAGATAAATATAAGCAGAAGTTTCATGATGTTATTATGTTTGATAAACTCTCTATATCTAAGACTTTTGATGAAGCCGATAACTTTGAAGATCGTAGATCGATTGTATATGCTCGTAATGCTTGCTTTGATATAGCCAAGGAGTTAGGATATAAATATTTTATAGAACTTGATGATGACTATGATACTTTCTCATTTACATATGGAAGAGATGGTACGGTGAAGCAAAGGACCATTAAACAACTTGATAGAGTTTTTGAGGCTATGGTTCGATTTTATGAAAGTACTTCGATTCTGACAGTAGCAATGGCACAACGTGGTGACTTTGTAGGAGGTAAAGAGAACGATATAATCCGAGGGGAAAAACTGAAAAGAAAGGCCATGAACTCTTTTATATGTTCTACTGATAAATCGTTCCATTTTGTTGGCCGGATTAATGAAGATGTCAATACTTACACGACATTGGGTAGCCGAGGATATCTGTTTTTGCAAGTTCCTCATGTGGCTTTGAATCAGAAGCAAACACAATCAAATAAAGGAGGAATGACAGATATATACATAAATCAAGGAACGTATGTAAAGAGTTTCTATACTGTAATGATGATGCCATCTTCTGTTAAAGTAGGGCTAATGGGAAATAGTATGGAAACAAAGAGATTGCATCATATAATCAATTGGAATAATACTGTTCCTAAAATAATGAAAGAGAGCTTTAAAAAGAAGTAATATGGCAGCACCAACAGGAAATCAATTTTGGATGTTGAGGAGTAAGCACGGAAGGGATAAACTTTTTTGCACACCTGATCTTTTATGGGAAGCAGCATGTGAGTATTTCCAATGGTGTGATGAAAATCCGTGGACCACAAGGAAAGCAATACAAAAAACTATTCCTGTAAAGAAGAAGGTAGGGAAGAAGGTTCAGACCGTCAATGAGGAACAGACGCAGCGAGAGATTACGCCAACATCCAGACCATATTCTTTAACCGGATTTTGCATATATGTGGGCGCTTCATCAATGTGGTGGAGAAACTTTAAAGAACAGTGTAAAAATAATAGTGACGAAGATTTTTTAATAGTCATCGCGCGCGTAGAAGAAACAATCGAGACTCAGCAATTCGAAGGAGCATGTGTTGGAGCTTTCAATGCGAATATCATTGCACGCAAACTTGGTCTTGCGGATAAACAGGCAGTCGATCATACAAATGCTGGTAAAGAGTTCAAGGGATTTAGTTTTCTTCCTTATACTCCAGAAGCCGACGAGGTGAAGTAATGGAGGAGCAGAAGGTTAACATAAAGCAGCGTTTAGCATATAATTATCTTCGGGATGATGTAACAAAGTTCCTATGCTATGGTGGCGCCGGTGGAGGTGGTAAGTCATGGCTCGGTTGTGAATGGCTGATGCAATGCGCTCACTTTCTTCCGGGCACTCGCTGGTTTGCTGGTCGAAACAATTTAAAAGATAGTAGAGAATCCATCGCCGTTACTTTCGATAAGGTCGCTAAGTGGCATCGGTTCACCGATTATAGACAGACAAATGATGGTATACTCTTTGGAAATGGCTCGGAGATTATATTTCTTGACTTGACATATTATCCTGTCAAAGACCCTATGTATGAGCGTCTCGGTTCAAAGGAGTTTACAGGTGGTTGGATTGAAGAAGCAGGACAGGTTCATTTCCTTGCTTTTGAGGTTTTAAAGACACGCATCGGCAGGCATTTGAATGATATTTATAATATTCCCGGTAAGATACTTGTAACTTGTAATCCCAAAAAGAATTGGCTATACAGAGAGTTCTATAAGCCATGGAAAGAAAGTAAACTGAAAGCTCCATACGCTTTTATCCAAGCGTTGGTACAGGATAATCCATACGCAACCGATGATTATATAGATACGCTCCGGAATACGAAAGACAAAGTTACTAAGGAACGTTTACTGTTCGGTAACTGGGAGTATGACAATGATCCGACGGCGCTCTGTGATTACGATGCTATATGTGACTTGTTTGTGAACGAGCATGTGAAGCCATCTGGGCTCTCGTCGTCATCTGCCGACCTTGCGATGAAGGGACGCGATAGATTTGTTGCCGGTCATTGGATTGGAAACGTATGTACCATCCGGATAGACCAAGAGTACAGCACCGGAAAGTCCATAGAGACGGATCTTAAAAACATGATGATTCAATGGAGTATTCCTCGTAGCATGACAATTGTAGACAGTGACGGGCTGGGCAATTATCTTGAAAGCTACCTGAATGGAATAAAGGAGTTTCATGGTGGTACTCGACCCATTAATCCGGAGTTTGATAACTTGAAATCAGAGTGCGCTTTTAAACTCGCAGAACTCATAAATAATCGTCAACTAAGGATTATATGTACAGAGTTCCAAAGAGAGCGTATAATCGAAGAATTGGGTGTATTGAAGCAAGATCACATGGATGCTGATACTCGGAAGAAGGGTATCATCAGTAAAGAGAAGATGAAAGAGATACTCGGATATTCTCCAGACTATCTTGATATGTTGATTATGGCTATGTTCTTCCGGATTCGTCCACAGGTAACAAAAGCAAAAGCAAAAGTAAGCGATATATGACAGTAAAAGAGTTTTTGATATTGATTGATGTATCCTTTAATCAAGAGGAGATCATAGAACAATTGGAGTACCTATCATGCCCATTATCAGTGTGTGGAGTTAAGACGCCAAATACATTGAATGATATGAGTATTGGGCAGCTGTTAGAATTACAAGAGGTTTCTAATGTGATGGAAATTGCTACTATTCCATGCCGGGTATTGCTTAACCTATCAGAAGAGAAGGTTATGCAAGAGAAAGCGGCTATTGTGTTAGGTTTTTCTATGTGGGTTGCAAAAGAGGTGAAACGGATTAATAAATTATTTGCTTCTACATCAAACAAACCTACTGCAGATGAAGTGCGTGCTGGGATTGGAGAGTTATCATTCGGAGCATTTGGATTATTAGATTATTATGCCATCCGTATGAGAATTACTAATCATGAGGAAGTAGAGAGGGTACCATGGATAAGGGTATATAAGTGTATGGATATTGATGCTCAGAAAATTAAATTTCAGAGAAGATTACAAAAAATTATATCAGAGAAGAAATGAGAACAATAGAGAGTAAAATCAAACAGGTTGTTGATAAAATTGAAGGACTACACTATTTATTTGATAATTGGGCGACAGCTAATGTTCGTTTAGACAGTGATAAATTACCGGCAATGCTGAATGTATTGCCTATCTCTGGCGTAATTAGCCTTACAAAGAATAAATTAAAAGACTTTCCTAATTGTCTATTTGCTTTCCTTGATAAGGCTGAGTTTGATTTTGATGGTCAAGGGAATGATATCACAGTAGAAAAGTGCAAAAGTTTGGCAAAGATGTTCATTCTTCATATGAATGAAAGTGGGCTTTTTGAACAAATAGAAGGAGATATTCCATATTCTGTTGTCTATGATAAGCTTGATGTAAATGTTACAGGCATTGTTATAGAAATAAAGGTGAAAGAATTAAATGGGCTTGTATTGTGTCCAGGAAAACCGATAAGTAGTTATTTTGATGGGGAGCAAGGAGGAAGCTAATAGAATACTTTCAGAGGAGCTTGAATCTCTGAAGAAACGTATAATTGAAAACCATATCCGTGCCGGTCAACGTGCCAGTGGGCGAACAATTGAAAGTCTTCATGTTTCCGTAGATAATGGACATGGTATTTTATTTGGCCGTATGGCATTTGGTACTTTAGAGACTGGGCGCGGTCCGGGAAAAGTCCCCAAAGGGTTTTATCAGATAATCCAGCAATGGATAAAAGATAAAGGTATTCAAGTCGAGAATCCCAAGTCTTTTTCATATCTCGTAGCTCGCAAGATAGCACGGGAAGGAACTGAGCTTCATCGTATTGGTGGACGTGATGATATCTATTCGCCAGAGATTGAGAAGGCAATACAGAATATTATGAATCGTGTGTTTGGAATCTTTGCCGATGATGTGGCACACATAAATTTGAATAGCAATGAGGACAGCAACATTTGAAAAAAATGGTAGTATTACCTACCCTGATTATATAACATTCTGTTTTAACCCGAATAAAATTAAGGTTAAAACAGTAAATAATGTGACAGTTACCATAGGTGAGGGGGGAATGTCGTATAAAGACAGTAGATTAGCATATAATAATGTTGTAGAAGTGGATATATCAAAGTACCTTCAATCATTTTTTAATCCGAGAAGCATATTAACTTCAACAGAGATAAATATCAAAGTAGAGACCAAAGAAGATACTCTTAATTTTGATATCCTATGTATTTGGGGAGCGATGAATATAGGAGAAGTATTTAATGCTTCCCATAAAGTGATTTGGTTCCGTAAGTTTCCATTTACTTTCTCTATGTATATATCAGATAATGCGCGTATGTATACACGCTATGACTCAACACAATATGTGGAGAATGAGAACTTAGGAACAGGGCTCGTTCGTATTGATCCTGCCATTGTTTTTCCTGATGCAAATAGATTTGGGGTGGTACGACTTGATGAAGAGATTATATCAAGTGTTTTTGATTACACCTTCGATAATACATTTAATCCGGTTGGAAATGGTACGATTATTAATAGGTTAGTAATTGATGACTCAGAATGTGGTATGTACCTCCGTTGGATTGATAGGCATGGATTCTATCAGTATTATCTATTTCAGATTGGAGATAAGATTCAACAGTCACAGAATAGCGGAGAACAGCTATCTTTGGATAATGAAGGTGTGACTTATGATTATGGAGTTACTCGGTATCAAGGAAAAGTAACTCAGGTAACGATAAAAGCATGTGCCGTTCTTGTAGATCAAGATATATTCAAGATGTTGCTTACTCTCAACACTTCTCCCGTTGTTGATCTGTATGTCGATAATAGTTGGATACCGGTCAATATTCAACCTGGAACAGTCACGAATACAGAGAAGCCATTGCAAGACTTTGAGATCACAGTAGTTTTACCTGAGATAATGTCGCAAAAGTTATGAAAGATGAATTGTACATAGACAATAAGCATGTTGATTTGGGAAGTAATAATATAACCTTGAATTATAAGAGTAATTTATTAACTGATATCAGTAAGATTATCAGTAACAATAGTTATACAATAAAATTGCCAATGACAGCTAATAATATGGCAATAATAGATTGTTCTAATATTCCCAGTTCAACAAGCCTTTATCCTTACTTGTATCATGCTGGTAGATTGTTGCGTGATGGAATAGAAATAGTGAGAGATGCTAATGTTGTATTGTTTACGGTTAATGATTCGATAGAGATAGCATTATCATGGGGGAATGTTACAGAGTTTGCCAGTGTAGTGAACGATGGGAAGAAGTTAACAGAATTGAGCCATGGAGCTACTGAAAATGAAGATTGGGTAGTATGGAAGAATTGGGGTAGTAATTCTGAAAGGTTTCCACGTGTAAATTATGGATTCAAGAATGGAGAGTCTAATGCCTGGTATTATCCAGTGGTGACTGTTGAATGGATATTAGATAAGATTATAGCTGATAATAATATTTCGCTTGATATACCGGAAGATAGGATGGATGTTATTGATAAGATGATTGTACCTTTGATTGGGAAGAATGATTCGCAAGCGTTATATGATAGGTATCCTGTCAGTTGTAAGGTGGACAGTGTAAACTATCCCAATCCTATTGGTGGTATTGTTTTTACCCAATCTGTTGGAATTAATATAAAATTTAATGGGGATGATACATTAACAAGATATGGGGAGTTTACAAGCTATTATTATACAGATGAATTGTATGGGTATGAAACTATAGGGTATAAATTTGCATATGATTCAGACACTATGAAAATGAAATTATCAATAGCTCTTTCGTTTACCACCAAAATAGCGCCTGATAAAAAAGGTATTTATTTGCAAGTCCTATTAGATAATTCAATTATAAAACGTGTAGATCCTACAACATGTAATGTGAACGGGAATCAAGCGTCAGTGACATTTAATATGAATGATTCGTTTGCTGTTAAGGGTGGACAGACTGTTTTTATTATATTGTATATTGGAGAATGGTTGGAAGATGTTCGTTTATTTCCAGGGAGTGATATCTCTTTTACACTTTCCCAAAGAGGTGAAATCTATTTTGGTGAAAAGTTTCCATTCGTACCGAATCTTCCGGATATCAAGCAAATAGATTTTATAAAGGCTATCACTTCAATGCTTGGACTATTCGCACTTCCTGATGGAAAGGGAGGTATAAAGTTCATAGCTTTTGATGATTTGAAGGCAAATATCTCAAAAGCTATCAATTGGACTGAGAAGGTAGTAAAGGCATATACAGGACCAATACCACGTCAAATGAAATATGCATTAGATAGCATGGCTCAGAATAACCGGTTCCTGTATAAAGGGGATGAATCGGTAATTGGCAACTACGATGGCAACATACAGATCAATAATAAGACATTAGATTATGAACGTAATGCTATTACTTTACCTTTTTCTGCATCTGATACTGATAATGGAGTTGTTTCTATCTCTGTGTATTCATATGATGAAAATGGAGAACTTCAGATAGCTAAAGTGAATCCTCGAATATTGTTACTCAATGATACCAATGGAGTGTTCAATGGATTAGAATGGGATACATTGATTTCAAATTACTATCAGACTTATAAAGGGATGGTAAATAATGCAAAGGTAATTACTGAATATATCCATATCGATAGCGTTGAACTTCGTGATATTGAAATGGATGTTCCCCGTTATCTGGGGCAGTATGGGGCTTATTTTGCTATAATAGAGATCAAGACTATGGAGAATGATATATGTGAATGCAAACTATTGAAAATGGAGGTATAGATTATGGGAAGTAGTAATGTAGAAGAAAGAGTACTTGATATTAAAGTAAGGTATGGAGATGCCATTGCAGGTATTCTGGAGTATCAAAAGAAGTTGGATGAGTTAAAAGAGGCTCAAAAGAGATTGAAAGAAGAGGTCAAAGATGGTACAATTGGTGAACTTGAATATAGGGCCGAGTTAGCTCAGAATAAAGCTGAGATGAAAGAAGCACAAGAATCTATTAAGGTACTTGAAAAAGAGACTCGGAATAACCTCAAAACTCAGAAAGAGAATGAAGGATCTTTGAAGTCATTGAGAGCTGAACTTTCTAATGCTACAAAAGCTTATGATGAAATGAGTCGTGCGGAAAGAGAAAGTAAAAAGGGGCTGCAAAAAATGAATGAAATAAATAGGATCACAGATGAATTGAAAGCTGCAGAAGAACAAACACAAAGGTTTTATAGAAATGTAGGCAATTATCGGGATTCGATACTCCAAGCAACAGCGGCAAATATACCATTTATCAACGAGATACATAATATGACGTCCTCTTTCGGACCTATTGGAAAGTATCTTTCCGGTATAAAGAGTGAATTATCCGATGTAATATTACAATATAAGGAAGGTTCTGTTTCTGCAAATGCTATGTCCGGGGCGCAACGAGCTGCCGCAATATCAAGTAACTTGTTATCCACGGCTCTGAAAATATTGAAAGTAGCTTTGATAGCTACCGGTATTGGAGCCATTGTAGTTTTGTTAGGTTCATTGGTTGCATGGATGACTAAGACACAGAAGGGGACTGAATTCCTATCCAATGTTATGGCATCTTTCGGAGCTATAGTAAATGTTCTGATTGATAGGGTCGCAAAATTTGGTGGTGCATTGGTTAAATTATTCTCTGGTGATTTTTCGGGAGCATGGAATGACATGAAAGACAGCGCTAAAGGTCTTGGAGAAGAAATAACGAATGATGCCAAACAAGCATGGGCATTAAACGATGCTATGCAGCAACTTGAAAAACAAGAAACAATGCTCACTATGAAACGTGCTGCCAGTCGTGCGGAAATAGAAAAGATGAAACTCATAGCTGATGACACTACTAAAACATTGAAAGAACGTACCGTAGCTGCTCAAAAGGCTTATGATATGGAAAATGAACTGCAAAAAGAAAGTATTGATATTGGCAAAAAGAAACTGGCTAATTTATTGGGACAAGTTGAGCTTACTGATGAAGTCAATGAACTTATAAGTCAAATGGCGCAAGGGGCTATTACCGCTGATGAAGCTATAAGTAAACTTGGTATTTCAGAAAGTACAGTAGATGATTTGAAAGAATTTGCTCAGGTGTTTTCTGATGTAGCCCAAAAGGAAATGGAGACGTATACCCGTAATAAAGAGACACAAAACAAAATCAACTCAATGAAAAAGGAAGCTGCGGATAAAGCAAAAGTAGCCAAAGAAAAGGAGATTGAAGTTATCAGACAAGCGGAAGATGCAATGTTGGTTTTGTTAAAAGATGGAGCCGAAAAACAACGTCAGCAAATTACGTTACAGTATTCTCGTGAGATTGAAGATTTAAAGAAGAAACTCAAAGAAGAACATAATCTGACAATCAAAGCAAAAGATGCTATTCGTGAAACAATTAGGCTAAAAGAGCAACAGTTGCAAGTAGATCTGCAAAAATTGTCTGATGAAAATTTGAAGAAGGTAATTGAGGATCGACAGAAACTTATATCGTTACAGCTTGAATCTGTAAAGTCTGGGAGTGATCAAGAGTATCAATTGAAGATGCAGCAGCTTATTTCCCAAAGGGATATGGAGCTTTCCAATACGGAGTTAACTGAGCAGATGAAGTTAGCTATCCTGGATAAGTATAATAAAAAGATTGGTGATCTAACAATTCAACATGACAATGATATTCTAAAAAAACAACAGGATGCTGTTAAACTTCGTTTTGAGACTGAGATTGCAAAAGCTGGGGAAAATGAAGTTGAAATACTTCGTATTAAAATGGATCAAAAACGGGCAGAACTTGATTCATTACAACAGATGGAGGGAGAAAGTCTTGAGGCGTTCAATTTACGTAAGCTACAGATTGGGAATGAGTATGTTTCTGCAAAACAGGATTTGGTAAATAAAGAGGTTGAAATAGAGCAGGTGAAATATCAGGCTACTGCTGATATTACGGGGGCATTATCAACTTTGGCAGAAGCTGCTGGCGAACATTCTAAAGAGTTGGCGATAGCTTCAAAGGTTCTTGCTTTAGCAGAGATTGCAATAAATACGGGTAAGGCGATTGCTGCAGGTACTGCACAAGCTCAGAGTGTTCCATTCCCCGGTAACATTGCTGCTATTGCTGCTACTGTAACAACTGTAATGGCGAATATTGCAACGGCTATTAAAACAGTGAAGAGTGTTAAGCTTGCAGCGGGTGGTGCTGTTGTTGGTCCCGGTTCTGGAACATCTGACTCTGTGCCGGCACAGCTTAGTAACGGAGAATCTGTTCTTACTGCTCGTGCTACAGAAATGTTTTCTCCAATTCTTTCCTCATTCAACATGATGGGTGGAGGTGTTCCTATAAATGTATTCTCAACAAGTAGCCAGACTATAGGTGAGGATATGCTTGCCCGAGCTGTAGCAAAGGGGGTCCAGATGATGCCCCGTCCGGTGGTCTCGGTAGAAGAAATCAAATCAGTTAGTAATCGAGTTGAAGTATTAGAAAATTTAGGAAGCCTATGAAAGCCTATGAATTATTGGTATTAAATAAAAATCTTCTTCAGATGATGAGTGATGCATCTCTTGACGTTGGAGATATTAAATATATTCCAGTGTATCAAGAGTATGCCCGTCTTTCAGAAGAAGGGCACAAGAAAACTTATATTATGCAATATTTATCTGATGAGTATAATATTGCGGAGAGGACAGTCTACCGTATTATAGAGAAATTCTCAAATAAGTTAAATCTTTAAAGGCGGAGTTATTTCCGCTTTTTTATGAACTAAAATCTTACTGACATGGCGTGTCAGTGCTATTTCCTTTTAAATTTCTTATAGCTGTATCTCGTTTCCTACCTTTGTTTCAAACATTTATGTGATATGGCTAAACTGTATATTAATAAAGATATTGTTGCAGATAAGGACAAGATGATTAGTTGGTATCTAACCGGTGATGAAGGTATGTCCTTTTCTGATGTTCGGTCTTTTATAGACTGGATGGATACTACCGATAATCAAATAGAGATTGAACTACATTCATGTGGTGGGCGGTGTGATGAGGGGTATGCTATATATGATGCTCTACGTGCAACAGGAAAGGAGATTTCTTGTAAAGCTGTATGTAATTGTGCATCTATGGCAACTATCATTTTATTGGCTGCTCCATTGGAGCGTAGAAGTGCGTATGAACATGCTCAATTTCTTATTCATTCTCCTTATTACCCAGAAGGAACATCGATAGGCGATATGACGCCGGAAGCATTGCGTCAGGTTGCGTCAGAATTAGATGCAGAAAAAGAAAAGATGCTTTCTGTATATACTGAACGCACAGGCGTTTCTCGGGAAATTCTTGAGGCTCAAATGGCAGCCGGGGATTGGTTTGGTGGAGAGAGAGCGAAAGAACTTGGATTTATTTCTTTTATTATTCCTCCAGCATCTGCAGAAGCAAAGCCAAAAGCTAATTTACAAACTAATAATCAAAAAAGTATGGCAAAAGAAAGTCAAACAACAGTGAGCAAAACTTTATTGGATCGTTTGCTCGCAAAGTGCGGTTACGCAAAAATTGAAGATGTCCCGGCAACTGTCGGAATGGTTATTACTACATCAACCGGTGATGAGTTGACTGTAGAACGAGAAGAAGGTGAAATTCAAGTTGGTGATCTGGCTTCACCTGATGACGAATTTGTATTGGAAGATGGAAGGACAGTAGTTGTTACTGATGGGGCTATTACTGAGATTCGTGAAGCATCTAACGAAGATGGTGATACTCAAGCTTTGCAAAATGAAATTACGCAATTGAAAGCTGAGATTGAAACATTGAAGGCAAATGCAAAGTCGGATACAGATAAGAATATTCTTGCTGCCGTTACAGCGGCAGGAGGTGAAGGCTGGTTACGTCAGACGTGTAGTCATTATGTACCGGCTGGACGTGCTAAGACCCCAACAGCAAAGAAGCCGGAAGGTGGCGGAGAAACCACCAGTCTTATTAAACAGAGACTGGAGGAGAAGAGAGCGAAACAGAAAGATAAATTCAAAAAAGTATAAATTATGACTTGGGAACAGATTAAAAACTTAACCCCCAGTAACGGGGCTATTCAGGACCTCAAGGAGCTCCTGATTATGACAAACTTCACGGATGAAGATTTGGAGCGTTTCTTCACATTCCGTGCAAATGTGACAAAGGGTGATAAATTAGGTTGGACTGGAGAAATGTCTGACATTGGTTGGGCTGGTTCTGGTTGTGGTCCTACTTATAAAAAAGCCACTATTGCAGCAGCAGAAAAAGAGTGGGATATGGGTAGTTGGTCAATTCCTTTGGAATGGTGCTATGAAGAGTTGGAAGGCACAATTGCCGAGTATTGCCTAAAGACCGGTACGGATATTGGAGATTTGACTTCTACAGAATACATGGACTACATCGTTCTTCCGGCAATGGATTTGGCGATTAAACACATGATGTGGCGTTTTATTTGGTTTGGTGATAAGAATGCAGCAAATACAACCTCCTCCGGAGATATTACAGATGGCGTTAATGTAGAACTCTTCAAAACATGCGATGGACTTTTCAAGCAGTTGTTCACAATTGTTGCTGCAAATACAGAACAGCGTGTTACTATTGCTGCTAATGCAGAAACGACTGCAGCTCTTCAACGGAGTAAGATTCGTGATGCTGGGGTAGCAATCGGTATTTTTGATAGTTTGTTTGATAATGCTGATCCTCGTATTGCGGCCATGGATGGCGCTGGCGTTTTCTGTACAAAGTCTCTTGCTGACGCGCTGACTAAAGACTTGAAGCGCGAGTACAAACTTATCCTCGAATGGGAGCAAATCTTTAAGGGTCTTGATGTTACGGAATACGACGGACATATGATCTATCGTATTTCTATTTGGGATCGCTTTATTCAGAAGTATCAGAATAACGGTACTAAGTTGAATCTTCCTCATCGTGCGGTATTTGGTTCTCCTAAACAGTTATTCGTTGGTTCTCCGGCAAAACAGATCATCTCGGATATGGATATCTGGTTTGATAAGAAAGACCGTAAAAACTATATGTATTCTACTGGTAAGCTCTCTACTTTGGTTGGAGAAGATAATTTGTTTCAATTGGCTTATTAAGAAAGGGAGGACTTTATGGGAGTATGTGATGAAATACTTAAAAGAGGGATATCACCGTCATGTGAAGATCCTTTGGTTCCGGGCCTTGAGTCGGATGGTGTGATAATGAATCGCGCTGATGTTGATTTTGCATCAGCCGTGTTTGATACAACACGGAAAAATATACTTAAGACATTGGCTCTATCAGCGAGAAAGAAAGCATATAAGGTATATGTTCCGGGGAAGACACCATTTACTGGTACGAAAACTTCTTTGGCGCAAGGTACATATCGAAATACTTTCACTCATGATATTAACATTGTCGTTTTTGATAATGATCCGGATGTTTGTGCAGATATCATTGATGGATTAGCGAATGGTTCCTATGTATTGGTTCTTGAGAATAAATATAAAGCTTTACAGAAGACAGAAACACCGGGCGATGCTGCTTTTCAAGTGTATGGTTGGTATCAAGGATTGAGAGCTAACACGATAGAAAATGATAAGTATAGCGAAGAGACAGATGGCGGTTGGTTAGTAGCTTTACAGGAAACTAAAGTGCCTAAATCTGGACTGTTTTTGTACAATACGGACTATACTACAACGAAAGCTCAAGTTGAAACATTGACTGCTGACCCTGCTTAGTATGTCTTACGAAGAAGTGGTTAATAGGTTAGAGGAGTTGAGAAGTCAAAAAGGCTTCTCTTCTTCTGATAAATCAGAGATCGAAATAATGTATCGTGAAATAATGAGAAAAGACTTTGTCCGTACTTCTTGTTCTGATTGTTATCGTGATGCTTTAATTGAAATGTATATAACACTAAAAAAAGACGGAAAAATGAAAGAAAAATCAAGTTACACACTAAAAAACGGTGTCCTTTTACATGAGTTTGGCTCTGCAGAGATGTATACAAATGCTAATTTGACAGATGAAGTGGCAGAGAATTATCTTTCTCGCAATCCTAAAGGTATCAACCTTTTTGCAGGTTATCCACAAGATTGGAAAGATCGTGTGAAAAAACGCGCAAATCTGGGGGGAACTCTCAATGAAGGATTAATGTTTGCATTGATTGATGCTATGCAAGAAGGTAAGACTCTTGATGCTCTAAAAGAAGAATATAAAGAGTATCAGATTGATGGGAAAAAAATTTCAGTAAAGTTACTTACTGCTCATTTGAAAGAGGCTCAAATTGCTTTTGAAGAATTGAAAAAAGACGAATAATTATAATCTCACGAAATCATGAATGTAAAACTCGTAAAGAAGCCAGAAAGACGTGTTGACACCACGTATTTGCGTAATTTAGGTATTCAGTCATATGGAGAGGATAATCTTTATCCTCAAAATATGTTGGATATCATTGCAGCAAGTTCTACAGGAAGCGAATGCGCAGAGAGATTCGCTACATTTATAGAGGGAAATGGGTTTCGTGAGGTTGCTCTTTCTGAATATGTAGTGAATAGCCGGGGTGATACATTGGATGATGTATGCCATCTACTTTGCCCTGATGTGTCGAACTTCAACGGATTAGCTTTGCATGTTAATTATAATATGTTAGCTGAAATTGTTTCAATAACTCATGTTCCATTTGAGAATTGTCGCTTACAGGAAGAAGATGAGAACGGATATGTTGCAAAAATAGCCGTTCATCCTGATTGGAGAGGTCAGAAAACGAGAAATGGTAAGCCAATAAAGGTCACAAAAGAGAATATAGATTTTATTGATGTATTTAATCCTCGTAAAGAGGTTGTTCTTGCTCAGATAGAAACTGTTGGAGGAATTGAAAATTATAAAGGACAGATTTTATGGATATCTGGAAGTGGGAGAAACGTATATCCGGTATCTAAGGGAGATAGGGTTGTTACAGAAATGAGTACAGATGAAGGACTTGCTAATGTAAAATATCGTAATGTACGCTGTAACTTTCTTCCTTCTGGCATGATCATAACAAAGAAAGGTCAGAGTATAACAGATGATGATGAAAGTGATGTGAATAAACATAAAGGCGAAGATACTGGCTTTTCCCAAACGTTGGTGAAATTGCAAGGAGATACAAAAGCAGGAAAGATTCTTGAGGTGGAACTTCAAGTCGATGAAGAGAAACCGGAGTTTGTTCCATTGAGAACTAATAACTATGATAAAGAATTTACGGTTACCGATTCAAGTACAGTTGAACGTATATATTCAGCCTACAGTCAGGAGCCATGGTACTGTATTCGTATTGGGAAAATAGGTTTTTCTGGTGATATCCTTGAGGACGCTTTTGAATATTATAATTCAATTGTATCGAAGCAACAACGCATGATTGAGCGCGCATTTTCTAAAATATTTCAGTATTGGTATGAGACACCGATACCCAATATGGATTTTTCAATACAACCAATGAAGTATGTCAGAAATACAAAAATATCTAATAACGCCAGCTGAGGTACGTAGTATTCGGCAGATATCACAATATGTCGAAGATAAGAAAGTCGAAACTTATATATCTGAGTCTGAGAATTTGGATATTAAGCCTAACCTCGGAGACGCTTTATTCATTGATATAAAGGATCATCCTGAGAATTATGATACTCTACTGAATGGGGGAATATATGAAACCACATGTGGAGATAAGAAATCTTTTTCTGGATTAAAAACTGCACTAAATTATTATGCTTATGCAAGGCTAATGAAAAATGGTGATTATAATGTTACGCGATTCGGTGTAGTCAACAAACAGGGAGAATGGTCTAATCCTGCTGATTACAAAGAGAAAGTTACAGCGTATAATGATGCATTCTCGGTAGCAGATAGTTATCTGAAAGAATGTGTAGTATATCTGAATGATAATAAAGAAAAGTTCAAATTATACAAAGGGAAAGGTGGTGTTAAAGCAAATCGAACGATTTATAAAGTATTGGGAGACTAATGTATGGCTGAGAATTTTATTTTATTAAAACAAAAAGCTCTTCAAATAAGAGATGAGGTAGAGGATAGTGCTAATTCTGCATATCGTGTGGGAGGTCTATTCAAAGAAATAGTTGATGTTTTTGAGAAGTATTTACCACCTACGGATCAATTAGGAGATAGCATACTCAAAGGTATCACTCAAAAAGCATTTACAGATCATGTACGATCCATTGAGAACGATTTAGGCAATGAAACCACCTCTGAGTCGGAAGATGGCAGTATTTGGGGTAAGTTGATTTCTATAATACAGGACTCAACGTCCAATAGCCAAAGTATAAGTTCTATAGAAGGCATATTGGATAAAGCATCTTTATTTAAGAAGTTAGGAGTAATAACCGACCTTGCAGATTTAGATGACTACATAACAGAAGGCTTTTATACATATACTAAAAATGTCAACGAGGATGAGCTTATAAATGGTATTCTCATTGTTTCCAAAGTGTCTTATCCTGGTTCTTTCTCTTGGTCTCAGCTTCGATATGAACTTGGAAAAACTTACTGCAGGGAATATGATATCGACGAAAGAGTCTGGCTTGAATGGCAGGATATCCAAAAAAATTTTTTTAAATCTGAATTGGGAGACGGCACGAATTGTGGTTTGACACAGAAATTCTTATCAGAAATACTTGGCTCTGAGGCTAATTCAGAAAGCGAAGATGGCAGTGTATGGGGCAAACTGAAGAGTATAGTTGACGATGTGTTCAGCATATCAAAGGAGGTATCCACCTTAGAAACAGACAATGAACGACATGCTACCGTACGCTTTGACAAGATCATTACCGATGCCTCAATTGTGATTGAAGGTATTACTAATACTGAAGGTGGCGAAGTTGTTTTTGTTGCCAGTAAGAGTAAATTCGCCTACCTCTTGAATAATAGATATTATTCGCAATGGCCCGGGTTCAATGATTATCAGGATAGTGGTAAAGTACATACAGGTAAAGTGTACCTATGTGCTAATAAGGCGTATGTTTATCACGAAGGGGTTTTACTTGCTACTGACGAAGAAGCTTTAGGGGTTGCAATAGTTGCAGGCGCGAATGCCAATTCTGCTCTAAAAAAAATTGAAAAGATCAGTACTGTTGTCAATGTTACAATCGACCAACTTGATACGCTTATTGACCCTGTGTCAGAAACAAGTTTCTATACTGTATTTTATCGATTACGGAAAATCGGTACACTCAACTGCGTTACAAACGCACAAGCCGATGTCATTACTCAATGTCTTGAAGCTAATTGTGACATCGACGTTTCCGGCAATCTTTTGCTTGATAACAACGTGACTGAACCCCGATCTCTTGTAAGAACATACAATATATCATCAGAGAATATAGTACATGAGATTCCCCGGGGGAGCTGGGGTAGATGGAAATATAATCAAAAGGTGATAACGCTGGAAGGCGGTATTATCATAGAATAATTATACAATTTGTTTAATAATTAATTTTTAAGTAAAATGGGAAATGAAAAAACTGCATCACCGGTAGGGAAGCTCCTGAAAGTGGTCGCAAGTAAAACATTACAGGAGTCATTAGCTCTGCAGGCGGAATCCCCTGAGGCGTTGTGTTTTCCTACCGATTCGACAGGAATCGTGTTTAACGGAAAGAAATTTGGTGATGATCTGACGGCATGGCAGAAGGATTATCTCAAGAATCAGGAACAATCTGCTACGGTTGCGAAGTTCACAGTTGCTATTGCCTTGTCGCCCTCTGCAACCTTTGTCAAGGGAGTATCAACGTCCGTCAAGGCCACAATCACTACAAAATTCGATGGTGCAAATGTGGACGTACAGACATTGACCGGTTCGGGCAAGTTAGCCGGGTTCAGTGGATTTGCCGCGACACCGACCGCAACTCAATTTAAGAAAGAAGCCGTGGGCGTATATTCTGCTACACTGAGCATCACTGAAGCGGCAACGTTTACTGCAACAGGCGTGTATAACGGTATTAGCAAGAATACAAGCGCAAGTATTCAGGCTTATTACCTGATCCGTCACGGAGTGTCGTCGAGTACATCACTTACCGCAGCTCAGATTAAGGCACTGACCGGTAAAGGTCCACAGGCGTCCGCTGCCGGAGATTATACATGGACATTCACAGCAAATAGTTATGCCTACATCTGTATTCCGGCAGGGGTGATTATTCCGAATTCATTAAATCAATCACAGCCGCAAGGCGTCGAAGGTCCGTTGCCTGTTTTGTTTACGAAGCTGACGGCAGTAACCGTAGATGGGGTTGTATATGATGTGTTCAGAATAGCGGATGCGCAGGGAGTTTCAACGCACACAGTAAAATTTAGCTAAGAAGAAAGGAGAAAAAAAGAAATGGCAACAAATTATATTCAATATACATCGCGCATAAAGAGTTCGACCGCCGATGGTGTCTTGCTCGAAGCAGATCAGATAAAGGATGAAGTGCAAGGTAAACTTCAATCTGTTATCAATCGAGAAAACAAAACAGCCATTGAGGCGAAAGCAAATGCAGCGGATGTGTACAAGAAAACCGAAACTTACACGAAGAGTGAGGTTGATACGAAGGTTACTCAAGCCGTGTCTACCGTTTACAAGCCGATGGGTAGCAAAGCTACTATTGCAGAGGTTATTGCATTAACCAATGCAAAAATTGGTGATGTGTGGAATGTAGAAGCTGAATTCACGCTGTCGGGGAAAAAGTATCCGCCCAGCACAAATGTAGTATGTGTTACAGCTACATCGACAAGTGCGCATACTGATGCGAACTGGGATGCGTTAGGCGGTACTGTCGATTTGACACCTTATGCTAAATCAGCTGATGTAAACGCGCAGCTCGGCAACAAGGTTGATAAGGTATCGGGTAAGGCTCTTTCTACAAATGACTATACTACAGCTGAAAAAACGAAACTGGCAGGTATCGCGGCAGGTGCACAGGTTAACACAGTAACTTCTGTAGCTGGAAAAACGGGTGCGGTGGCATTGGCAAAAGCTGACGTCGGTCTTAGCAATGTAGATAATACTTCTGATGCTAATAAGCCTGTATCTACTGCAACTCAGAACGCACTGAATGCTAAAGCCAATTCAGCAGATGTATACAAGAAAACAGAGACTTACTCGAAGAGTGAGGTTGATGAAAAAGTGTCAAGTTCTATTTCTGCAGTATACAAACCCAAAGGCAGTAAAGATACGATCGCTCAGGTGATCGCGCTGACGGATGCAAAGCCGGGGGATGTGTGGGATGTAAAGGCAGAATTCACGCTTGCCGGCAAGAAGTATCCTGCTTCCACTAATGTGGTATGCGTCACGGCTACAACTACTTCTTCGCATACCGAAGCCAATTGGGATGCACTGGGCGGTACGGTAGATTTGACTCCATATGTAAAGTCAACGGATGTCAATACTTTGCTTTCAACAAAGGTTGATAAAGTGACAGGTAAAGGTCTCTCAACGAACGACTATACTGCTGCTGAAAAAACGAAACTTTCTCGAGTGCCTAAATATCTGTTCGGCGCGGAAGGTAATCCAGGGCAATTACTGAGTGTAGCTCCCGAAAGCAACAATATTAAGCTTAACTTCGGTGGAAGGGATACTACGGCAGGAACAAGCGATAGTTATCCTTATACACTACCATCTGCTACTGAGACTAATGCAGGAGTCATGACAGCTGCTGATAAGAAGAAGGTTGATATGCTTAGAGTGCCCAATAGGTATCTCGCTTATTTGATAGCACTAAAGCCCGGACTTTTTGGTAGCGATGAGATTAAGCAGATATTAACCCCGATAGGACAATCCGATGTTGTTTTTCCTAAAGTAGGAGATATAATTTCAGATACCACAGACGATATAGGGGTTGTACATACGTCATCAGCTACATCAGTAGGAAATAAGACAGAATATATATTGGCAGGTAGCTCCGGTTTGTTCGTGGCTACTGCTACTCTCCTTTATGATCCTGCCACCGATTCCTGGTCTTGTACAAATAATAAAACAATTGATCTGGAGGCTCTTCAAAACGCATTAAGTGTTTCATAATGAAATTAGCAAGTCATAACTCATTAAGCTATTACCCACCACAATGGTGGGTAATTCCCTTTAATTGGATGGCAAGATGCCAATCCCTGACACTTGAACAGCAGTATGATAAGGGCGTTCGACTCTTTGACATTCGCATTAAGATCGTAAATGATACTCTATATAGCGGGCATGGTATTGCTACTTACAAAGTCGATTTTGACGCGATATTCAGCTTTATGCACGATAAAGGAGATTGTACAGTAAGAATCATCCTTGAAAGTGGTAACGACACCCGTTTCCGGATATTTGTAGAGTACCTTATGAAAATATATCAGAATATCGAGTATACCGGAGGTCAGCGTAAGCGAGATTGGAAAAAGCTCGTCAATTTTCCCGAATCAGATATCACTCATCTGTACTGGATGTACAAAAAGTGGTGGATGATTCCTTTCCCGTATTGGTATGCTAAAAAGTATAATAAGGAGAATCAAAGGTATCTGAATGACAGTAGTTGGTCAATGTTTGACTTTATTAAGTAAAAAAGATGATGCTAAATGACTGGTTGGCAATAATAGGAGCTATAGGAGGTAGTTCTACGATCACATGGTTAATCACTTTCTGGGTGAATCGTAAAACGAATGCCCGGAAAGAAGACGCTTCTGCTGATGGGATGGAGATACAGAATCTAT